GTTCTACTGACCGTATGCCCCGTTCCATTATCTCATCTAACATTTTCGCCTGTGTAATCAATAACTTCCTGATACTTATTACTTCAATTGTTAGTAGTTTAACTCGTCGCAATTGTTCTGTGTCTATTCTTACTGGTGTCCGTGGTGGTTCTTTTGCCATTTTTTAGCCTATATACGTGTTATTGCTTGCGTTCGTACGTTCGCACGATTACAGTTTGGTTACGTTCAAACCAAACGAGAATAAAATTATGTCGAATATGAAGGTTATAGTTTTTAATGCTCAGCGTGCCAACGGTATTTCAGCAAAAAATGGAAATAGTTACGATATTTGCACCGTGACTATTGGCACCCAAGTTCAAGGTGTAAGCCGCACTGATCGCACAGTTGTTGGATACGGTTATCAGGCTTCCGAAATTGGCCTAGATTCTGCTGCCCTTTCTCAATTTGCAAAACATCAATTTCCTTGTGAATTGAATCTTGTTATCGAGCCTGACCCGAGAAATATTAACCGTAATATTTGTAAGGGTATTTCTGCTTGACTGACGAACTACTTCAAGAATTGGTGACCAATGCAGACGCACATCTTTTGCTGAGTCACCAGTTCTACAAACTTCAATCTGTTGCCTTGGGGTTAATTTGCCTTGGCTTGGGTTGGATTGCAGGACATCAAAGGTAGCTTTTATGGATGCTGATTATGTCGCTTTGTTCGGGTTTTTCGCACTTTCTTGGGTTACTGGCTTCACGGTTTCCTACAAAATTCTGACTTTCAAACGTTTTACCGAGGTACTTTAAATGAATACTAAGTCCGTTGTTTCTCTTCGTGTAGCTTTCGCTTCTACCGTTGCCGCTGTTATCGCTGCACCGTCTGTTGCTTTTGCTGCTCTGCCGTTGGGCGCTACTACTGCGTTCTCTACTGTTCAGACCGATGCGCTTGAACTGATAGATCTGGCATGGCCTGTTGTTATTGCTGTTACAAGCGGTTTCATTCTGGTCAAGCTGTTCAAGAAAGCTGCTTCAAAAGTCGGTTAATAGCAATTGATCGACGGTTTACGTCCGGCCGCCTTCGGGCGGCTTTTTTGGTTTCTATTTATGAAACGTTTTTTTATTTTTTCTGGCTTACTGTTTCTCGTGTTTCAACTTTTTTCAAGTTATGCCAATGCGACTACTACTTATAGTTATTATGACACTAGGTCAGAAGCTCTTTCAGCTTGCAGGCAGCAAGAGGCTTATCTAGATTCTGGCGATTACGGCACAAAATACAACGCTTGTTCTTACAGTCAAGTTGCTCAATTTGGTCAATTTAGATTGAATTATTCTTCTCCTTACGCTGCTGATGCGATGTATAGATGGGAACTCGGTTCTTGTCCTGCTCCGAATGAATTTAATGATGTTGGTGAGTGCGCTCCCCCTCCCCCTCCAGCTTGTGAGTCTCCTAATTATATTGACGTTGTTTCGGGCGAATGTGTTGCTCCCCGTTCTGTTTGCTTCACGTCAATTCACACCGAAGAAAATGAATGTACTTATATTGGTGGTGAAGATCCAGACGACCCCGACACACCCGCAGGCTGCACACGTAATTATAATACTGGTGATTTGATTTGTGTTTCTGACGATGTTCCGGCCGGTGGTGACGCTGATTGCTTCACTGTTAATGGCGAACAAATTTGCCCCACTCCTGAGGCTGTCTGCGGTAACAAAAACGGTTCATTTCAGTGTCTCGAACCACAATTAAAAGGTTGCGGCAGTTTCAACGGAGAAAATGTCTGTGTCGATCCAACCGGCCATGTTGTTCCTGTTGATGATCCAGACCACCCCGATAATGGTGGCAATTTAGATGGTGATTCTAAAAATGATCCAACCGATTCACGTGATCCTGTAGACGGTGGCGATCCTGATAATCAGCCTGATGCGCCTATTGATACCGCGGCCAATGAAGTCTCAACCGAAAAAACGGCTCGTGAATCCAACCTTAAATTGGGCAAAATTGAAAGCAATACTAAAGCCGCTGCTGACACCTTAAAGGCTATGTCTCTAAACGGTATTTCCACAGATTTGTCGGAAGAGGTTTCAGATTCTCAAGCCGATTCAATTATTCAAAACGGTGCCACTGGTTCTTGGGATGATCCAACGACGGGTACATGGGCCAAAGTTGATTCATTTACTGCCGGTATTGATGCGGGTTCCGCTGGTTATTCTGGCGGTATGGTGTCCGGCATTACCGATGCCGCTACGGATATTATTCCGCAAGGTGTTTGCTCTGAACTGGGTTTCAATTTCAAGGGTCATGGTTTCTCGCTCGGTTGTGATAAGACCGAAAGAATCCGTGATTTGCTCTCATGGGTTTTTTACATCCTGACTGTTTGGTTTCTCTTTGACGTTGTTACCAGTCCTACCACGAGGCAAAAATAATGGCTGTTTTCTTGCTCGGCATACCGTGGCTTGCTACGGCTATTGGTACTTTTTTCACGTCCACTATCGGCTTTTTTGCTGCTTACCTGACTCGAAGAATTGCTGTTGTGACGGCGGTTGTTGCGGTGATCTTGTCGTTAACGGTGGGGTTCATTGCAGCTATTGAAGCGATGATTTCATCTATACCCTATGTCGCCCCTGATTTAACCGGTGCCTTCGCCATTGTGCCGGGGAATTTTTCGGCCTGTGTTTCGATCATGTTGACAGCAAAAGTTCTTAAATGGGCCTACGGCTGGAACGTGGCTCTGGCTCAAATCAAACTTTTTTAGGGGTGATTCATGGCGGTTTACTTTGTCACTGGCAAGCTCGGTTCCGGTAAAACACTTATTACCGTTGGTAAGATTCGCGACGCGCTGCAGGAAGGTAAAAAGGTCGCTACCAACCTGAACATACGATTGGAGCATCTTGTGGGCCGTAACGCTAAAAAGTGCGTTTTGTACCGGCTACCTGATAAACCGATTGCTGAGGATATGTTTCAACTTGGCTCGGGTAATGATAGCTACGACGAAGAAAAGAACGGGATTATCGTTCTCGACGAATGCGGCACTTGGTTCAACGCTCGGGACTGGCAAGATAAAAGCCGAAAGTCTCTGATTGACTGGTTGCTTCACGCTCGTAAGCTCGGATGGGATATCTACTTCATTATTCAAGATGTTTCGATGATTGATAAACAAGCTCGCAAATCTATCTGTGAGCATGTTGTTTACTGTCGTCGCCTTGACCGCTTGGGTATTCCGTTTTTCGACACCATTGCCAAATTGGTCAGGAAGAAAGGTATTCCTAAGCCAAAGGTTCATATGGCCATAGTCAAATACGGCGATTTGCCGAATTCTTTGACCGTCGATCGTTGGGTTTATATGGGCCGTGATCTCTATACGTCCTACGACACTAAGCAATCTTTTGTGGCCGATTATCCTCATAAGCTCTACCAAGTTTTGCCGCCTTATTTCTCACACGGTCGTTACAGTCTCCCCCTCACTTGGAACAAAATTATGCGATTGACAAAAATATACTTTCGTCGTTTTTCAAAGTTTGCGCTTTTGGCCTTTGGTCTTGTTGGCGGTGCGTTTGCCGGTGCCTATATGCAAGAGCCTGAAGTCGTCGAAATTGCTGCGCCCATCACCCAGGCCAAACCTGTGACAGAAAAACAGGAAGTCATTTCTGACAAAGATGTGCCTTTGACGGTTTCGGAGATATTTGACGGTTATGTCATCCAAGGCGTAGCGCAGAATAAATCTGGCAAAGTGATTTTTGTACAAATCAGTAATGGCGAGAAAATGCAGAATTTGCAGACTTTACGGTCTGCTGGCTATGTCGTGCGGATGGTGGATTCGTGCCAAGTTCTCATAATGTCGGTTGATCGCACCGAATCAACTAGGTTGCATACCTCTTATTGTTCGCCAGTCGTTGAAGCGCCTGAGGCGGTGTCCAAATTGTTTAAGAGTGATTCAGAGCGCCTTTATAACAAGCTAAAACAAACGTCTGCATTAGAGCTTACCGACTGATAGCGTTTGACACTGGACTGTCATGCAATGGCGGGCCGGTGTCATTAGCGTTGTCGTTAACCGTTTTCCAGCTTCTCTTTTTATTTCTTAATTGGCGAAAATAAAGTAAATAAATACTTTACACCCATCCCTGAAAAGCATATAATTACTTATCGAATCAACAAACGCGCAGGGCCAAAATTATGAAAATCAAATTTACTTGTAATCGTACCGGCTTTAAAAAAACCTTCACTGTTAAAACCGTAATTTTTGATCGCTTCTCAATGGCGTGGCTTTCTGATTGCAATGCTAAAGCTGAAACTGCTCTTATTTCTCATATTCAAAATACGGCTGATCTCGGGTTTTTCTTGACTGTTTCTGGCAAATCTTTAAATGAATTCATGCTTTCTTCTATGGAGTCTTAACATGGATCAAATTATTCTTTTCGCTCTCACTGGTTTGGTTGGTTGGATCGTTCTTTTCGCAATTATCACAATCGCCACTACTAGGGGAAAATTATGAAAATTAATTTTAATCACCCAGTTACAAAAAAGCCTTCATCTGTGATTTTGCCGGATATTTGGCTTCGATCATGGTATTTAGCTAATGATTCGCAACCGTCTGATGTTTTAGTCCTTGTTCGTTGCTTGGCGCAAGATTGGTTTCTTCGTCATTCCGCATCCTGTGAGCGTGTGGGCTTCGTCCCTGCCACTTTCACTCAATATTGTGAGGCTACTATCTCAAACTCTGTATATGACCAGCTCTGTCTTCATACGCCTATCGCGTTTAATCGCGATTCTAAGCCGGGGAAAGCGTTTTCACGGAGTGAAAGCAAGATAAGGGGCTAAGCCCCGTCTATCCAAAGCCTTTTTAATCCTGAATTTCACGTATTAAAAATCCCCGATTATTGGCGTTGACGCGCCTACGGGGATGGAGTCTCAAAATGGATTCTATCGCACTTCCGATGGTTTTACAGCCTTCGCCACCCATAGCTACCCCCCTTGCTCTAATAGGGGGGTTCACACCAGAAATTAAGCCACCCACTCAAACTTTCGAACGTGCTGAAATTTCCGTTTTGGCCGTCTGGGATTGGTATCAAGCCAGTTTCAGTGCTGATCCTGACGCTGTGATTGGTCTTATTTGTTCCGAGTTAAATTGTATTTGTGAGTTGACCAAGCCGCAACCGCCTTATCTTTACGGTGTGGCTTTTCATCCTTTGGAAGTTCGTTCCGGTAAGATCGACACAAAACACACTCTTATGACCCTTCATTACGGCGGAATAAATGACCGTTTGTTACTTCGTGCCAGCGGTGAAGAGGCTGAGGTCTTTGCGCCGTTCATTCGCAAGCATTGGCCAGATCATCAGGTTAGTCGTGCTGATATGGCGGTTGATTTTGACCAAAAAGGTATTTTTCTTGAATTGTCTTCTTGGCTGTTGGAATACGCCAAGGCCAATAAACTTAAAACTGGCTTCGCTGGCGACTGGGCCAACGGTACTCAAGGTAGGACGCTGTATGTTGGTTCCCGTCAGTCGGCTGTGTACATTCGCCTTTATGAAAAAGGCTATCAACAGTTGTCATTAGGTTCAAAACACGCCTCTCTTGATTGGGTTCGTTTTGAGGCTGAAATTAAGCCGCAAACCAAAGCCGCGAAAAAGAATTTATCAATTATGGCTCCGCATCAGTGTTTTGGCGTGTCCAGGCTAATGCGGGATTTTGCTGCAAAATATGGCGGGCGTTATGACGCGGTAAAAGTTGGAAAAGGCAAGGCCGAAAAATCGTGCAACCCGCTGCACTTCATGGCCTTGCAGTATGGTCAATTGCTTACTGATTATTTGACTGAGCAGTCCTTAGAAAATTCACCTGAAGTTGTTTTGGCTAACCTTTTAGCTCTGATTTCGGAAGAAAAAGAGACCAAGAAAATTAATTTTGAACGGCTTAAGGTTCGCCGGTCTTGGGCGAAAGGTTCCCTCTGGCAGTTTGCGAGGGCCGGTTCGCGGCCTTTAAGTCCCGTTCTACTGACCGTATGCCCCGTTCCATTATCTCATCTAACATTTTCGCCTGTGTAATCAATAACTTCCTGATACTTATTACTTCAATTGTTAGTAGTTTAACTCGTCGCAATTGTTCTGTGTCTAT